ACTATTGATTTGAATGGATCAACTATATAGCAACTTGATATTCCAAGATGCATTGTATACGGAAGCTCTTCAACGCTTTTAAGATATAATCTCTTTACAAGATTTTCATCATCCCATCTTGTTTCGGCTTCTGGATCTCCGTGTTGTTCGAATTCAATTAGCGCATCAATATTAACTTTATCTCTACTCTCATCAACAGTACTTTCTTTTATTGGCATATTTTCATAATCCCAGAAATCACCACTTGTATTCCCGTACTGTTTTAATGTTAGCGTTATAGTTTGATAATTACTATCTGGTACTTGTCTTCTTGGATCTTTTTCGTATTTCTGTTTAAGTAAATATGCACGATATTTATTTAAAAGAAATATTACATGATCTTCTGTAATAAAAGCGTCATCACTAACAGCCTTTATTGCATCAAGAATGAAAGCAACTAATTCTCTATATTTAGTCATAGTTATGAACAAAAAAGGGTGACTACCAAACGATAGCCACCCACCAACCTTTTAATCTATTTATTAAAGAAGTGCCGCAAAAGCGGAAGCTAGAGTTGAAAGGTCAACAGCGGCCTTGGCCACAACAACCAGTGTTCTCTCTGACTTCTGGACGGCATCTCTTGCACCAGTGTGATAATACTGAACGGTAAGCACATTGTAACCAGTAGCGTCGCTTGCGTCAACGGCAAGAGAGACATTACCATCTGTTATAATGCTAAATCCGTGAACATCATCAGCACCCTTTTCGCCTTCAGCGAAGTACTCCATGTCTGCCACTCTGTGAGTGTTAGGCAGTGTTCCAGCAGAAACAGAGCTATATGTAGCCCAATCTGGAACCTCTGTAGAACTAACAACGATAGGAGCATTTGTAACAACAAAGTTAAGTGTTGTCTCAGGGAATGTACCAAGCTTCCAAGCTGGTTTCGGCTCAGCAACAACAAGCTTTGTAACCTCTGTCACGGTAACACCATTCTTCTTCAGAACGATAGCACCATTACTTACGGTAGCAGTAAGCTTATTACCAGATGCCACGGTTGAATCATAAAGCTCATAAATTGGATAATCCTCTGTCACATTGATTAGAAGATTTCCGGCAAGACCAGCAAGTACTGAACCAGCTGTATCACCAGTCTTTGCAACATATGAAGCCTGCTTTGTATAGGTGCATTCCTCACCGATAGTTCCACGAACCATCACTCTGATTATATACTCCTGTCCAACGACAGGATCACCACTGTTAACATTGCTGTTAAGCTCAATTCCAACACCTTTAAGGGCCTTTGTATCATTTGCCGCAGTAACGTACTTAACATCAAGGATGTGACCTAACTGAATAAGGTCTGTACGAACAGTCTCGCCAGCAGCATTGGCAACCTCAAGAAAAGCGTGAGTCTCCTTACCAGAAGGACCGAACTTTTTAAGTGTTGGGGCTTCACCTACGCAGTAAAACTGCAATACTTGATTTGTAGAAAAATTCATAACTATTTAATATTAAATTTGTTATATATTATTTTGATTGCCAAGCAGCCTTGGCGAGTTGAACAGCTCTTAATAGTATTGGACGATGCATTGATTCATCTAATTCACACTCTATAGAAGTTTCTGCTGGATAGCCATTTATTGTTAAACCAGAAAAATCTTGATTACCAATAATTATTGGAAGTGGTTTCTTTAGATATTCGAAGTTATATTCAATTACATCATAAGCTTTATCACAATGAATTATTGCCGTATTGTCTTGGGCATCAACTCGTATTGCTCTTTTCTTCGATACACCTCTAAACGGATTTTTATAAGTTCTTAAAAAATAATCATACTTTGTTGGTATAACTTCAACTGTTCGTGTGTCAGTATATGATATCTCGTGCGTTTGCTCGTCTTCTACTGGCTTACCAATAACGGCCCATTCCATAACAACATATAGAACATCGTCGCTATAAGTAGTGCATTTAAATTCGTTTGTATCAAACCTGTTGTCAGTTTGTTTCGTCATATCAACAATAGTGTAACGCCTTAGTAGTGCATCAAGAGATTTCCTCATCTCTTCGGTTTTTTCGAAACCAGAGTAAGAATTCTCATAAAGCTCGTTTACTATTTGTTCATAAGCTAATGTGAGGAATTCGCTGATTTCAAAATCGTTGTAACCAGGGGCCTGATTAGACGTTACATTATTATAGTAAGTATTAAACTCTGTTCTAAATTCCTCAGTAGTCATATATTATTTAATTTTGGCCTCAATTGCTAACTTGAGTTCCTGATTTTTCGGAAGACTAAGATAACGAGCAGCGTAACTTGCCGTAGGATTCTCTCCATCATTACAAAGAGGTTCATCATTATAATAATAATAATCACCGCGCTTTGTTACAACCTTACACTGATAAGCTTTGTTAAGCAATACCCTAAACGGAAGAATTGGATCAGTCATTGTCCTTAATACTTCCCTAGGTGTTGTTTCAATTAAATCAGTAATCTTCGAACGAAGGAAATCAATGCTACTGTTTGCTGATACTGGACGACCATCAATCGTTTCAATAATAGTCCTCATTATATCATAATTATCTTCAATCTTACCAAATTCCTTGTAACACATAATCTTATTAGATACAAGTTCTTTGCTATTTGAATATGTCTCACTATCACTTGTTACTACATAGCAATAAGTTTGCTTAGGTTGTTCCCTTAACTTCTTAAGGCTAGGACAAATATAATCGTTATTTGCAAGTAATACCTTATATCTAATATAATCCTCTGGATCAGCAAGATTAAAAATCGTATCTTGTTTAGATAACTTTACAAAGTAATTTTCCCAATAGTTGTTTTCCCTGTTGTGAACCGAAAGGGCATTTGGCTCCATTGACATATATTCCTCAAGAAAAGCCTTCTCAGAATTTGTTAACACATTTTTATAAGAACCATTTGTTAAAATTGGTACAGTAAATGTATTAATAGAATTCTCTGCCATTCCACCATAGTAAGGATGCTTCTTGTCTGTTATACCATCGTTCTCCTTAAAGATTCTCTTAATGATAATCTTTTCGTTTCTTAAGCAACTCGTAACATCTGGAGCATCAACCCTTTCACTCTTCTTAGGTGTGACGGTCTTCTTACTAGTTGTCTTCGGTTCCTCTTTTTGAATCGGAACTCTTTCCTCCATTGCGGAGGCATCAATCACAAAATCTTCCATAATTAAAATTCTCCCAAATTAATATATAAAAACGGGTGAAGGGTGATTCCCTTCACCCTATATAAAACTCATTAACCAAGTGCAATCATTGGAATTAATGACATTGTCCTGGTAGGATCAAGAACACAAACACCAAAGCTAGCCATTCTGTGGATAGATGCACTATCTTCGCTATAGCTCATATAGTTGTTAGATGTAGCACCAGTCCAAGGATTGCGCATACCACTCATGAAACCACGAGATTCAGGGCGACCCTTAATAGCGCACTTGAAGATGTTAGGTGCCTGAGATGTACCAAGATCAAAGATATCGTAACGATAAGACTCAGCAACACCACCATTCGGATGAGGAATCTTATTTGTTACTGGATCATCATAGAATGAGTCAATCTCAACCTTAATATGAATGTTGTTTGGACCAAACCACTCTGTAATCTGAGGATTGCGAGCGGTATAGCCATTACCATTCTTAGATAGAATACCAAGGTTGTCACCATTAAATGTGAACTCTGTCCACCCAGAAACAGCGGAACGGGCTTCCTTCGCAAACTGAGCAAAACCAAACTCACCAGTACGGATCATAAAGGTTCTGTCACCATACTCAAGATTCTGCACAGAGAACTGAAGCAGAATATCTTCAAGAAGCTTCAGAGTAAACTTATTGTAATAGTGAACGTTACCCTTCTGCATCTGAGCGCGAAGACCGTCACCCTTACGGATAACCTCACCGCCCTGATCGAAGTTACGATACTCTCCATTATTATTTCTGTTAGAAACAGAATAATACATCATGTTATTCTTATACTCGGCCCATGTACGCTCGAAATCGTACTCTTGCTGGAACATCCACTTATTAACAGTGGTAGGAACCATCTTACCAGAGCCATCCTGCTTAACTAATGCAGGAACACCAATAGCAACCTTCTTATCCATAAGGTCGCCAGAAACCTTGTCATAAAGACGAATTGTAGTCCACTCGTTTCTCATTGTCGCAGGAGCAACGTGACGAACGCCACCAACCTCCTTGGACAGACCACGAGCAACAGGAGCTGCATTGTAGCTGAAGCGCTCACCAAGCTGGAGTCTCTCTGCAGGAATACCTTCGTTAGAGCCATTAGAAAGCTCAACCTCATAAACATAATTGGTTCCCTCCATTCTAGGAGTACCCTTAATTAACATAGGATAAACCTCGTTCATGTTGCCGAAGATTTCCTCACCATTGAAGAACCACTGCTCACCAAACACAAGATAGAACGGTTCGCCGTTAACACCAGCATTAGCGCCATCCTCAACCTTACTACCATCATAGTAACGAGCCTCAATTAGAGGAATGTTTCTACGAGCAGAACCAATAACTTCCCAGTAGTACTCATCATCTGACTCAAACTCCTTTGTAGGGAACTTTGTTAAGAAGGCTTCAAGAGCCTTACCAAAGTTGCGAGCGGCAAGTTGAATCATGAACTGATTCGCAAGCTGTGGAGACTTGTGGTACAGGGTATCAATATGATTGGCCTTAGTTACCTCAGATGCCCAGCCAGTAAATCCTACAGTCTGAAATTTTTGTAATTTAACCATAAATAACTTTAGATTTTTAATTATATTTTATACATCTAGAGTCCA